ACCGACATCCTGCAACGCTTCGCAAGTACCCTGAACTACGCCACGGGGTCAGCAGTTCAAGTTGGCGGATATGGTGGAACCATTGACATCCGAGTGCTGCACGACACAATCCGTGGAGTCAACTTCGTAGTGCATTATTTTCATGGGAGCGCAGGCGGTGGGGTGGTCACACGCGGCGTAATTGCCGACCAACGCCTACTCGCATCCACCGAAGGCTACGACCTGACTTGGATGGGCCATGTCCACGAGCTATACTATCACCAAAACATGATTCACCGCTATGACCGTTCTACCAAAACGCTCCTTCAAAAACCTATTCACCAACTTAGGACGGCTACTTACAAAGAGGAATGGGACGGCGGCTACATGGGCTTTCATACTGAACGAGGACGAGGCCCGAAGCCTTTGGGTGGATATTGGATGAAGTTAGAAACCAGCAGGAACGCAAGCAAGGACAACAAGGGTCCCGAACTGCAACTGCACGCAACCTTCACGCCTGCGGATAGGTTGTACTAATCATGTAAAGAAAATCCAAAAAACTACGCATGACGAAGCGGTCATGTATAGAAAACGGCGTTTTTGATGTACGATTCCCTCGTACAACTACCCCTCCTGCGTATCGGAGGCGGTCAAGTAAAGGTAACCGTACTCCTTCTCCGCATTGAACTGCGGGCAAGCCTTGGTCACCCCTGGGAAGTCCCTGTGTCCACAGATGCGGGCCTTGGGGTACTTCTGCAACCACGATAGCAGCACCCCTGCGATGGCTTGCCTCTGCTGGATGGTGCGGTCGTCCGTGTCCTTGCCTCCGATATAGGACACATGGAGGCTCGTTGAGTTGTGGCCCTGCACCCCGTTGGTCACCTTGTCGTCGGTTGCCAGCGTCGTGATGTTCCCGTTGGGTTCAATGATTTTGTGGTAGCCTACCGCCTTCCAGCCCAACCCCTCCTTCCAATGTTTGCGGATGGATGCGATGGTGGTGTTCTTCGGGGTGGCCGTGCAATGGACGACGAGGTGGGTGATGTTTCGCATGGTTATTCTTCGGGGTTAAGGAGTGGGTAGTAGCAGACCGTATGATCCTGATCGGCGGGTAACTGGGAGGCGGACACTTCGTGAACCCCTGCCCATTGGGCCTTGGCGGGGTCGTAGCCCAGCAACTCGCAAGCCCTGCGATACTCGCACAGGAGGGCGTGGTTCTGCTCCAGGTCTTGGGGGGATACCGCTATCATCAGCCGCTCCAAGGCATTCGTGAGGGCTTTGGCGGGTCGGGTAGAGTGGTAGGTCATACCGCAAATTTATACCCGATAGCGCAGAAATATGGCGAAAGCAGAGAGTTTTGAAAAACTTATACCGCATCGGGTGTAAATGTTCCAAAAGAAAAATGACAACAATGGTCGCAAAAGAGAAAACCGCCGTATCTTTGACCTACAAACCAACCACTAAACCAAATAACCATGAAAGCATCCGAATTGAAAATCAACGACACTATCAGGAGAGATGGCTACAAGTTCACAGTAAAGGAAATCATCCATGAAACATACAAAAACGGCACCCCTTCGCTTTTGATATGTTGCACAATGGGAGATAGTCAGGTAGTAGATAGTTTCTTTCACATTAAGCCTACGACGAAAGTGAAATAAACAAAGGTAAAAATCCCCCCGAGGGGTGCGACTCGCCAACGCACATTCTTTAAACCTCAAACCTCAAACCCATGAACCACGAAACCAAAACCAAACTCAAAGCCGCCCTTGCGACGGGCTACATCGTGCTGACCACCTGCCTCGGCATCGCATTTTTCGGCAGATTCTTCCTTGCAATTATCACCCTCTAAACCCCCAAACCATGCACAAATTCAAAACCACCAACATCAAAGGGAAGGACTATGTGGAGGTAAACCAACGCCTCCTGTACTTCCGCAACGAGCCAACCTTCGCTGGTTGGTCCATTGAATCCGACCTCGTTGACCTGCAACCCGATAGGTGCTGCATCAAAGCCATCATCCGTGATGCCGATGGCCGCATCCGTGCAACGGGCCACGCCCATGAGGACCGCACCTCCAGTATGATTAACAAGACCTCCTATGTAGAGAACTGCGAAACCTCTGCCTTTGGCCGTGCCTTGGCCGCCCTTGGAATTGGAATCGAAACGAGCATCGCAAGTGCTAACGAGGTCAGCATGGCCATCGCTAAGCAGGAGCAGTTGTCCGACCTTACGGACAAACTCGGATTGGTTCCCACCTACGACGACTTGACCGTTGCGACCCTCAAAGCCGATTTCCTCAAACTGGTGCAGAAGTTACCCGCCGACCAGCAGGAACGCTACATGAAGGACCTGGACCAAATGACCCCCGCCCGATTTGAAAAGGGCATTCAATTCATCCAAAACCAACTCTCTAAAAAATAAGCCATGGCCAACCTACTGACCAAATGCAATGCGGATGTGTACAAAGCCATCCTTGACAAGAAATCGGAACAACCCGTAATTGGGGAGAAACTCATTTCTATCCTGCAAAATTGCGAAGAGTATATTGATTTGACTTGCTCCGATATGCTTTGGTTCTCTGCCTATCTTCCTTGGCCAATATGGGACCGCAAAATCCACACTTTCCACCTCCTTTTCCAATCCCAACAAACCACCCAAATGCCATGAACCACCTCGTAACCATCCCCAAGTCGGACATCTCCAAGCAGGACATCGCCGACATCGCCGCTGGCCTTATCCTTCGCATCGAGGAAGGCGAGGTCAACCCCATCGCCGCCCATGTACGCTTGAAGGCGGTCGTCAAAGCCTTGGAGCAAGTGCTGAAAGCCACCGAGGACATCGTCCGTGACGAGGCCGAAAAGCACGGCAAGACCTTCTCCGCCTTCGGTGCAGAAATCCAAGTCAAGGAGGGATCGTTGACACCCGACTACCAGCACGACCAGCAATGGAGCGACCTGCAGGCATCCATGAAAGCTCGTGAGGAATTGCTAAAGATGGCCTTTCGCAACGCTGGCAAGGCAACGGTCTACGACGAATCCACGGGCGAAGCGGTCCCCGTATGTCCCGCCAAAGGGACAAAACCAAGCATCGCTGTTACTTTTAAAACCAGTTAAGATGAAAGACGGACAAACAATCGGCCAATGGTTGAACTGGGATTTTGAGCTCAATGGAAGCTTGGTAATCAAAGACGCGAGTGACAAACACATCTACCTTGAGAAGTCAAATAGATATTGGACAAAGTGGGAACGGGATTCTCAACGAAAAGTAATCTACACTGAGGATTCGTCTGGATATATTGAAGACAACCGCATCCCCGAAATCATTGAACACAACGGACGCAAGTACCAACTAATCCCCTAACCATGCCCGAACAACCCATCCAAAAGAGAGGCTCCCAACGCCGAAACCGCAACGCAACTGTCAAGGCCGTGTACCTACTGCTCAACAAGCCTATGCGTGTTGAACGATTGGCCGAGGCCGTAGATTTGCCCCTCCGCCAAACCTACCGAATCATCACGCACCTCAAAGCAACGGGGTGGCTGCAATGCGACAGGACTTACTACTGGCTAACTATAAACCCCTAACCATGCCCAAACCTAAAGGAAAAGAAATCCAACGAAGGGTCGCCACCATCTACGCCGTGTCGTACCTCGCACAACGCCCATACAGGGCCACAGAACTCGCCGAAGTGCTTGGGGTGAACCTTCGTACCACCTACCGCATTTTAAGCGATTTACGGGCCTCAAATTGGCTCATCAAAGAAAACCTTACCTATTCAATTCAACCCAACCAAACCCCAACCCAAAACCCATGAGCGATTACACTCCACAACCCAACACCTTCACCTTATTCGCCAACGACAAAGGTGACAACCCCAAGCGCCCCGATTACCGTGGGGACATCATCCTCCCCGACGGAACGAAGATGCGGCTATCCGCATGGGTCAAGGAAGGGCAGTCAGGCAAGAAGTTCCTGTCAGGCAAAGTTGAGCCGATGAACGAATCCCGTCCCGCCAATGCTTTTGAGCCACAGGCTGGAGACATGCCGTTTTAGTGTAACTTTGCCCAAAGATTACATTTGCAATAAAGGCGGTTTGCTGAAGTAGAGGTCAGCAAGTCGTTTAGATAAAAGGGTTCCTCAACTAACCCTGCCCCGACTGCCTCTACCAGTTGGGGCTTTTTTTTACTCATGAAGCAAATATCATGGTTTAAGTTCTGCCCAGCCGATTGGATGATGGGCCGAATATCCCGCCAACCCGCCGAAGTGCAGGTGGCCTTCATCCGACTCTGCTGCGTCTATTGGAACGCAGAATGCGAGATGTCAACCGACCACGCCGAACTGGAAGCCGATGGGCATCTTGAACGGTTACTCCAAACCCGACTGGTAGAATCCAACGGGCCGTCGGTGTTCATCAAGTTCCTTGACATCCAATGGGAGGAAGCCAACCTGCATCGGACCAAGATGTCCCAAGCGGGCAAGCGGAGTGCCGAAAGGAGGTCAGCAAAGGTTGAAGAAAATTCAACCAAGGTTGAACCTATGTTGAACCTACCTTCAACTAAGGTTGAACCTATGTTCAATAGAGAAGAGAAGAGAAGAGAAGAGAAGAAGAGAGGAGAAAGTGGTTGTGTCCTTTTTGACCAATTTTGGGCCTTGTACCCAAGGAAGACATCCAAGCAGGCCGCATCCAAAGCCTTTGCCAAACTCAAGGACGAGGACCAGCAGAAGGCCATCGCAAACATCGGACGGCTCTACTCCGAAACTCCCATCCAGTTCGTACCCCACGCAGCGACCTACATCAACCAAGCCCGATGGGAGGACCAAGTAATCCCCCGAACCGCTACCTTCAACCCACTAAACCAAACCGATGACGAACCCCTACCATCTTACCGCTGAACGCAGGCTCCTGTCCTGCCTCATGGACCAGTTTGTCAACCGAGCGGTCCTGCTCCTGCAAATTCCAGAGCGGTTGTTTACAGGAAACCATGTCCTTGTTTACAGAGCGATTGAAGCCCTCCACCGAGCGGAGCGACCCGTTGACCTTGTAGCCGTTCACAAGCACCTCATCGACAACGGTCAAGCCCATGTCATCGCCGATTTCGTGGACATCTTGGACGGCAACACCCTGACCTCCGACTGGAAGGTGTACGCCTCCGACCTTAACGAAGCGTGGAAGCAACGAGAGGAACAACGCATCATGGATGAACTTGCCCATGATAGGGACATCCCCAAAGCCTTCGCCCGCTACCAGTCCATGCAAGCGATTGAAACCAACGCCTCGGAAACCACGGCCCACGAACTCGCCAAGGCGTTCCTGCTAAACATGAACGAGGTCAGGGAAGGCAGACGCAAGGATTCCATCTTCCCGACCTACATCAGCCCGATGGACCGAATGCTGACTGGGTTCAAGCCCACCGAGTTCATCCTCTTGGGAGGGCGGCCCGCAATGGGCAAGACCCTCTTGGCCCTGCAAATCGCTATGAACCAAGCCATGGCCGATATCCCCGTCGTGTTCTTCACGCTGGAAATGAGTGCCGAACAACTGACCCAGCGGATGCTTTCCAACCTCGCCACTATGGACGGGGCGGCATTCCTCAACCCGACCGAGCGAATTAGCACCAAGGACTTTATGGACCTTGGCCAAAAAGCGGACCTGCTCAAGTCCAAGCCGCTCTATATCGTGGACCTGCATCAAGCGAACTTGGACCGCATTGAAGGAGAAATCGCTAAACTCAAAACCAAGTACGGTATTTGCGGATTTTACCTTGACTACCTGCAACTCGTAGAACCCACCAAGATTGACAAGGCCAAGCCGAAAATTGAGCAGATGACAAACATTTCAAAAACCCTCAAGGCAATCTGCAAGCGGCAGAAGGTGTTCGGAGTCGTGGTTTCCTCCCTATCCCGTGCAACGGAGGGACGCAGCGACCATCGGCCGATAATGTCCGACCTTCGGGAAACGGGGCAACTGGAGTTTGATGCTGACAAGATTGGCTTTGTTTACCGCCCCTACGAGCATGACAAAAGCCAGCCATCGGACTTGATGGAGGTCATCGTCCGCAAGAACCGTAATGGCTCGCTTGGAATCGCAGAGGTACAATGCCACCTTCCCTACACCAAAGCCAACGAATACCCACCCCATTCCCTATGATGGAAGAATACAACCTCCAAGCGGCCTGCGTCAAGTTGTTCGCAATGCTCCGACCCAACGAGCAGGGCTTGCTATTTCTCAACCTCAACAACCCCCGCTCCCGTTCCAACGGATTCTTCCTAAAGGGAATCGGCCTGACCGCTGGCGTGGCCGATATGACCTACCTATCACCCAAGGGTGCGGTGTTCCTTGAATTTAAAACACCCAAGGGCAAGCAGTCCCTATCCCAAAAGTGGTGGCAGGGGGTCGTTCAGGATGCAGGGTACAGGTACGAGGTGATTCGCTCCGTGGAAGATTTCCAAAGAGTGTTGGCTGAATGTGGCTAACTTGTGTATATCTTTGACTCATGCACCGATTCCTGCTCCTTCTGCTCCTGACCTCCTGCACCAACGACCGCCCGTGGCGGGTGATTGAGGTACGGCCCAAGGGTGATGCCTGCGAGTATGTGCTATCCCGCTCCAACGGATTCGGGCCGCAGATAAAAATCAAGACCGCACCATGCGGGAAGTATCAACTTTTCCAAACCATAAATCAATTTAAATGAGAATTTACCAATTAAAAAGAGCAAAAGAGTTCATTGAAAACTATGGGCAAGGTTATAGCACAGAATATTTAATGCAGATGTACGCAGAAGATGTGGCCAAAAAGTTTGCTGCTGAATGCGTAAATGAAGCGATCGGTAATAAGATGGAAGTATCAAACTCTTTACATCATGCAATTGACAAAAAGTACAAATCCATTATTTGGAAGAACCAAGATTAATATTAACACCACCCCCAACCCCTAACCCATGAAACTATACGCATTCCAACCACAAGGACACGGTGAGCAATCTTTCTTCACTATTGCCAAAAGCGAAGAAGAAGCCATCAAAGCCGTAACCAAGTACATTGATACACATTACCCCAAGGGCAGTCCTAACGAATACGATGCATACGGATTTGGAACGGACTACTACAAAATGACTGTCATTGAAGAAGGACAGGTCGTTGAGAATAATAACCAATAACCAAACCCCAACCCCATGAAAACCACACCCACCGATTTTCGCCGCTGGCAAATCCACATCCGCAAGGAGTGCGTGAATTGCAGCCGCCCCGACCATTCCGAAACAATCAAGGCTTGGTCCGTGAACTGGACCCTGCTCGGAAGAATCCTACAAGCCAAAAATGCCTAACCATGCCCTGGATAAGACCCCAAGACCAAATGCCCGAAAGAGGCACCCCCGTGCTGATTACTGACAAGGAAGGAATGCAAATCGTTGCTTGGATTCCGTACGGCCAAGATGTGTGGTGTAGTGAGAACCACACCTGGTTCACTCACGAAGTCAACTACTGGAT